CAAGCCGCACATCTTCATGCTTGGCTCGCAATACGTCTAGTAATTGATTGCCTTTACTCGTCCTTACTAAAGATTCTAAAGCTCGCTTGCGTTCTGCTTCTGCTATAAAGTTTTGAGCACCGCCAAGTTCTTCGGTTTTGTCTTTTTGCTTTTTTAATTGTTTAGCTTTCTTTTCGGTTTCCCTTTGAATTTCTTCTGCTGCTTGTTTGGCCTCTTCGGCTTGTTCGCGTCCGATTTTTCTGAATCCCTGCTGAATTTGAAAAATCCTATCTTCGGCATCTTCTAAGGCATCTATTAGTGTTTTAAGTGTTGCGGGGGTTGTTACCTGTTCCCTTGCTCTCTGTAGCTTTTCTTCAGCTTTAGCGAGATCTGCAACCGCTAGAATTTGAAGTTCTGTCAACGCTTTTACATCATTTGCCTCTGTAGCAGCCTCAAGAGCGAATTGTCTTCTCCTCGCCTCTCGTGCTTCTGCTATTGAGTCTAATTGAATTGCGATTTGCTCTTGCTTTTGAACCGCTCGGGCTTTGGCTTCTTCTGCGGCTAGTTGGTCTCTCTCAATCTTTAGCCGTTTCTCGCTCATGTTTAAACCACTGGTCATAGCAAAAAGTTTTTCTTGCTCTTTTTTCAGCAGTTTTCCCCCGACATCTAAAGTCCTCTCGACCTTGTCTCTTTGTTCATCTATAAGCTTATTCGCAAAAGGCAGTTCTTGTGCAGTAAGATTTTTGAAAACCTTTCTGATTCCAGATAAGCTTTTTTCTACACGAATCACCGGAGCTGGACCCATTCGTCCCAAGGTAGCTGCTCCAGTACCGGAAAAGGCAACGGCTTCAGTCAGCTTGGTTCTAAGTTTATCCATGCTGATTGCGTCTGCTACCGAGTTGGCTTTTTCTTCTAAGAATTTAAAGAAATCTCCGACTGCTCCAGCCTCGCCTTGGCCAGCCGCTATATTTAAATTAAATATAGCATCCTTGAGTTTTGTAACCCGAGAAGAAAGCGTATCTATCTGCTCTGTGGCTGCTCCGGCAAACTCTGTATTTCCTATGTCTGTCAAATAGCCGATAATAGCCTTAGAACTGTTCTCAACCTCCTTAGTAGTCCCACGAAAAGTGAATCTAATCTTGTTTCCCTGGTTGCGAGCCAAGATGCCAAACTCCTTCAAGCGCTCGAACTCGAGCGTATTTGCATCCGCAACACCTTCCACGAATTGCTTAAGGGATTTACCCATAGCAGCAGCCGTGTTAGAGAAGGAAATTAAACTATTTTGACTGGCATCAAGGCCCATGTTCTTAAGTCGAACAAAGCCTTCGGTAATATCCTGAATCGATGATGGAAGCTTTTTGGCCGTGTCTTGAATCATCGCAAAAGCCTCTTCGGCTCTTACAGCAGATCCAGTAGCCACCTTGAGCTCTACAGACATTCGCTGGAAGGCACTAACGTCTGTGAACATTTGTCTAGCGGCTGACGACAAAAGGCTAACAGCTCTATGAGCGGCAAAAAGCCCACCAGCCAAGACCTCTATGCTTTTTAGTCTCCTTGCGGAAGTTAAAAAAGGCCTTCTGAGCAGCACTCATAGGCTTTATGGTGCCATCGGCGTTAACCACCACCTCGACATACACTGAACTTATATCATTCTTAGCCATTTTTTTTCTTAATTACCTTGCCGCCAAATGTTCCCTTTAAATATTTAGAAAAAGATTCTACTCTTTGTTGACTGTTTGGTTCAGAGACTTCCTGTCCGTTTAGTCGTCTCCACATGTTTACGCATGCTATATATTCCCCTCGACTCATAGCCCAAAAGTCGTCAGGCCTTAGACGCAAGGCAACTATAGCAAATGCAAAATCATCTAGCAATGCCTTATCATAGTCGCCCTGCGTCATGGAGCCCGTGTTATTCTTGTTCTTTGGAGCCGACCAACCAAGGGACTTGATTTAGCAGGACTCCGGCTGCGTTAAATAGTTCAGGCATAGAGTCAACCCCATCCGCAATCTCGTCTGGACTTAAATCTTTCTGAACTAGGTTTACGCAAATCAGTTTAATAATCGCGTCCAGGGAGTCGAATAAAGCGTTATTACTATCCTCACTTGCTTGAGAGATTAACGCCATATCGCCACCAGCGCGACGAAAACGTAGAAGGGCCGCGTTGCCAGCATAGACCTCGCGATCCTTCCCGTTGATTTTAATTTTTATGGTTTGTTCTTTCATGGTCGGCTAATGAAAGGTTATGAAGAACTAATCTGATCGTCTCCGGTACGCTTGATTGTAGCGGTAGCGGTCAAAGCACCATCTGCTGGTAGATCGATAGCGAATCCCTTTATCAATGCCGAGAAGGTATGGATATGAGATGCACTAGGACCACTCAGTGTGATAACGAAGGTTTGAGCCGTTCCACCTACGTTGTCGCGTAGTGTCGTTTGTCCAGCATCTGCCGGATCGTAGATGAGCTCCATTGTCATGTCGTCAGAGTCGACAAGACCATTAACGAAGGAGCGACGATCAGCGCTGTGATCAGATACGTCGATTTCTTCTGCGGAGTCGGAAGGGACCCCAAACGAAACCACGTTAGAGATAGCGGTTCCACCAATTGTGATGGTCGCGCCGTTTGCTGCATATTTAGCCATGTGCGTTTATGTTTTTGGGTTGTTGTTTAGAGGAGCCCTTTAGCTCCATGTTACATCCAGAGTGATAGACCCTGAAAAAATTTCATCGTTATCAGAATAGTCAGTATTGAATGAAGACCATTTTATATGAGCGTCATAAGATCCTAAAGCTACTCTTTTGTTATTTAGCCTAGTTCTAAATAATTCAGCCAGATCATATATTTGGCTAACAGTAGACGCATGAATACTCACTTCTATTAAGTCCTCGTGAAGCAGTCCAGAATCAGAGTGAGAATCTACGGTGTTGCTGCTGATTGTGGTGTAAATTGCGTATGGGTTTGACGCTGTGATATTTTGAGCTATTTCGGGAAAAAGCCTGGTTCCAATAACAGCAGATATAGATGAATCGTCTAATATGTATGATCGTAAATCTGAAATCATTTTTTACTCCGTTTCTTTAGCAGGAACTTAGTCCTTTTCTTAACTGCTATATTTATGAATTCACGAATCCTTTGTTCTAGGCTTTTAGCGTTGCCTTCTTTTTTTGCTGCCTCACGTATTTTACCAGTTCCCTTTTTGCCAGATTTTGAAAATTCAATCGCATTAATTATAGCACCAGGTAAATGTAATTGAGGTTTTCCATCTTTATCTGTTCTAATAAATATTTTTTTTGATCCAACTCCAACACGAGCTGAAGACTGGCCCCTTCTTTTACGGCTTTTTTTGCTGTTTAGTATTATGGATTTTTGCAGTGTTCCGGTGTCAACAGGGATTGTCGAACGAATCATTTCTAAAACTGGTTTCATGGCATGTTTAGCCGCCGCTTGGTATCTTCCAAAAACCCACCTGGGATCACCAAGCTTGAAAAGTTCTTTCTCTATTTCCATAATCTGACGAGTAGGAACCTTAATCTTCATAGACGGTCTGGCCATTATCTTTCCTTGTCCTTCTGTATATCTCTTTTCCTTATGCGTATGCCTAGAATGAGATGATAGCTAGCCAGGCAACCCGAGCAGATAGATACAACGGCTCCTAAAAAAGTTAAAATCTCGCTAACACTTGTTATTGATGCGAAAGATCCTGCCAATCCTAGCGCTGCGGAATACAGTGATTTTACAAAATGTTGTTCCATGCTACTTTAGTCCATAGATCATTTAACTTGCGAACTACCAAAATAGAATCCGAGAATAGCCAGCATTCCTTGCCGAACTTCTGGCAGCAAAACGAACCCCTCTAAATTTTTCCATCCATTCACGCCGAAGCCTAAAAAAGAAAGAAGACCTTTTTGTGCCTTTTCGACCGTCACCGGAATGTCGAAAAAAGCCATGACAAATGGTGCGAATATCATCGAGAATAGAATGCAAATAGCGATGATTCGACGAATCCAAGCACCGCCAGAGCCGCCCCGCTTCGCTGCTCGATCCGCACTGTTGTCGGCAACCTTCTGCCGAGTTATCATGTTGTCTATCGCCTTTGCCTGTATAGACATTTGGGCACTGATCAGCTTCATGACGAATCCCGTCACCCCGCCGCCTAGCATTGCTATTAATTCGCTGCTCATCGAATTTTTTTAAATATGTATATGCGATGCCAGTCACGATCTTACAATTACAAGACGCCCCTTGTCATCTCGGTAGGTTTTTATACTAATGCCACGTTGTGGTATTTCTGGCCTAATGTCACTGACGGGTTCACTAGGAACTACGGCCCCTTTTAGATTGCTTGGAGCGGCGGGTGGAAATGTTCCGATGCTTACAACATTAGTAAATCCGCTCTCGCCAAACTGGTTCCAAGCTCGGACTTGATATGATAGAGTTACGCCGATTGGTATAACTCCATCGTTGAAGGTTGTCACGTCAGGTCCAGTGGCCCCTATCAACAACCACTCACCATTATTTGTTTTACGCCAAATCTCAAAGCCGTCCTCGTTGTTTGAGTTGTCCTGCCACTCTAAACGCAAATCTGCGGCGTTTAAAACAGAACCAAAAAATGCTAAAAGTAGAAATAATTTCTTCATGGAGATTGATATACCTTAATGTAAAAACACGCGTTACCGTCATCAACCGTCCAGTTTGATGAGTCATCAGTTGCACCCGGAACGCCAGTTGTCCTCTGATCCTGAGCCCACGAACCAGATAAAAAATTGTCACCCGCCCACTGAATGTAATTTGATCCATCAAGGCCAGTCCCATCGCTTGCGGTGAGAACAACCTTAAGCCAATTTCCAGCAGTCAACTCAGATTGGCCTGTGAATGTGAACGTATACCAAGCATAATCTGATGTGGAAATAGAACTCATAGACAACGCTGCATCAGCCGTTCCAACTCTGTCATCTGGCACACCCTCGCTGCCCGCACTAGACGGTTCATATAAATAACAGCTTAACTCTCCAGTTGGGTTGCCTGTTTTTTTCAAATACACCTCTACCTTGCTGACAGTAATAGCTCTACTATGATCTGAACCTGTTGCATAAGTTTCGTTGACTGCATCGAAGGTGGCTGGTTCGTTATTAGTATCAACGCCGCCGCTATCTTGCGTCACATCCAATTGTGAAATGACTACGTCATCCTGAGAAAAAGTGGCTTGTCCACCTATAGTTGAATTAGAAAGCAACACCCTGTCCATATACATGTTAGCGCTACGACGTCCATTTATTTCAATTTGACTTAGACTCGAACTAGTCGTTGCGAGCGTTAGGTTAGCATATCCATCACCAGATCCAGATGGTGTGCCAGTTGCGTTAAATTCCAAAGACGCAAAACCTGTGCTTGGAT